AAATGGTGGGTACAGAAACAAGATAGAGGTAATGAAAATGAAAGCGACAGGGCTAACATCAGGTGTACCCGATATGCTTTGTGTATATGGTGGCAAATTAACGGCAATAGAGCTTAAAAATGGGGCGAATGGTGTACTTAGTAGGGAACAGAAAGAACTACACCTTATTTGGGCTACTAATGGGCATTACGTGCATGTTTGCAGAACGGCAAGTGATTGGATTAATGTAATTGAGGAACTAATCAACAACTAGGCATGAAAACACAAATCAGAATAAGCCGACAAGACCGAGATAAGGTGCTAAACAAGTACAACTGCAAATGTGCATATTGCGGTAATGCACTAACCCTAGCCACATTAAAACTAGACAGCACACCCGATAGTATATACCCTAGTTGCATGAGGTGTAAGAGGCGTAAAGGGAGTAAAAGTATTGAGCAGTTTAGGCTACACATATCGGTAGTACATAAGCAGCTACAATATCTTAATAGTAAATACAGTTTGTGTAAAGATTACGGCATGGTAGCAGATGTAACAAACGAGGTAATTTTCCACTTTGAAAAATATAAACAATGAAAGTATTAATAGGCTGCGAAGAAAGCCAAACAGTATGTAAAGCATTTAGAGATAAAGGGCATGAGGCATATAGCTGTGATTTACAACCATGCAGCATGTTTGGCTATCCTGAATGGCACATACAAAAAAACGTATTAGAAGTGATAAATAGCAGAAAATGGGATTTAATTATAGGACACCCACCCTGCACATTTTTATCTAATGCTGGCGCAGTTCATTTATATCCAAAAGGCGTATTGAATACTGAAAGATATAACAAAGGTATTGATGCTAAGGCTTTATTTATGTCTATATTAAATGCTGATTGTGATATGATTTGTGTAGAAAATCCCATACCGTCAACTATTTATGGATTACCAAAGTATGACCAAATTATACAACCTTATGAATATGGACACCCTTATAAAAAAGCTACTTGTTTATGGTTAAAGGGATTGCCAAAACTAAAACCAACAAACATATTACAAGAAAGGCAGTCAACAAAAGTAGCTGGTAATTGGTATAACATAGGTGGTAAAGAAAGGCAAAAAAATAGGTCTAAGACTTTTGAAGGCATTGCAAAGGCTATGGCAGACCAGTGGGGATAACACCTACCTACAATAAAAAACCCCCCTAATCGAAAGATATGGGGGGTTTAAAGCTATATTGTGGTGGTCATTGTATCTACCCACTTTTGAACGCTACCATGTTTGCTGATTATAGCGGCTTTTATGGTGGGTTTTATTCTGATAGTGGTAATCTCTTTAGGTGCGTTACCTTCTGATTTGCGTTGTTCGGCTCGGATTATCTGCCATGCGTTTGCCCATGCTTTGGGTTCGCTGGTTTGCAAATATGGTATTATAAAATTGGGTATTTTTATATAAAAATGACCTTCAAAACGAGTGCTTTCTTTGCACTCCGCATCGGGGTAAATTTCAAGTACTTTTACTTTACTTATGATTGTTCTAGGCATGTTAGTAGTTTTGGATTAGTGCCGCAAGTAGCAGCAGCGTTAGGAATATTATTATTTTGCGTATCATGTTTTATGGTTGAATTGTTTCATCTGAAAATATTACATGGCATTTCATATCGTTGTCTATCTCGGTGTATAGGGCTTGTATTTTAGCCCTTAACTCCTCACGATATGCTTTATCGTCTGCAAATACTTCTATCAAATTTGCGTCTAAATCCATAGTATAGTAGTAAGAACGTATGCCTACACTCATGTCACCTCTGAACTCGATTGTAGCACTAAATTTATCGCTTTGCAGTATCTCTACATTCAATGTAATACCGTCATCAGAAAAGCAGTAAAGTAGTGGGTAATTCTCAAACCTGATACCTATAAAATTATCAGATTGAACTTCTATAATCTCACCTACCCAACCGCTAACATTCAAATCAGTTCCCGTACTTGCGGTTATTACTCTTACTTTTTGCCCTATTTTGAAATTGTGTGTCATAATCTATGTGTTTAGTTTTGCCGCCAATAGCCGCCTGAATTAACAGAGCGGCTTGTTGGGGGTAATGTTGTAATGATTAGAAGTCAGTTGTAAATGTGTGTTTCGCTTGCAACTTTTTGAGTTTAGCAGGTGTAACAATTTCACCGCTACCATCAGCCCAACGGATATAAATAGGCGACATTTGCATAATTCTAAAATCTACATTTTGCTTATTTTCATCTACTGTGGTTGGGGTATATTTACCCATTGGCATAGCGCATGATGTTTGCGTAAAAGTAGCGGTGTATTGTGTGTTCATAACTATGTGTTTTTTGTTTGTGATTAATATTTTGCGTATTCGTAACCTGACTTAACTAATTTTTGTGCATCTGATGGAGTGCAAACCCAAAACTTACAATTATCACCCATAACAATCATGTGCAACTTTTCGCAGCGATTAACAAAGCGTACAGCCGCTTCGATTGTAGATAGTACCGTAGGATTGTAGCGTGTGTTTAGTGTGTGTTTCATTGTGCTATTTTTATCAAAGGTAATACAAAGTAAATTACCAACCTAATTTATTTTGAAAAGTTTTGCAGTTGCTCGGATGCTGCACCCCGAATGAGTTAGGCTATTACCGATATAAAGCCAATTGATATTGATTTGTTCCAAAAGTCTAAATCAATAGCTTTCAGTGTTTTAACGCTAGGCTTTAACATTAAACCGTTTTTTCCAAGTAAGCAAGCGCAAATAACGTCACCGCATACATTGTATATTTTGAATGTTTCTGCTTTGCGGTCTGTAAGTGTAAATGTGGTGTTGATTGCTGGTGTCATTTGTGTGTTTGTTTTTGTGATACAAAGATAATGCGGTCTGTATTACTAACCAAATAAAAGTACAACTATTTTAAAAAATATTTTCCAACTCTTTTCTAAACTGTTTTTGATGCCAATCATTCATGTGTTTAAATTCACTTTCATTATCATGGTAGAACCTTTGCACCGTAATAGTTTTGTAAGTACCAAACCGAGTATTTTTAACCATATCGGTAAACTTTTGATATTGCTTATCGGTTTTAATCTTGTACCAATAATCTATGATTGACTGTATTTTGTTTATTGTTTTCATCTTAGCATGATTTAAAATAGTTTGGTTCTCTACCTACTACCCAGTTCATAATGTATCTGCAACCGCAATACTCAATAGTATAATTTGGCTGATTACCGTACAATGCAAGTACTTTAGCTTCATTTTCCATTGGTATGTTGGCTATCATTGGTAGTCCTAAATTACCGTTGTTAAATACGTTTAAATAAATATTTCCGTTACGTATAATGTTTGTGTATTCCATGTTAAAATATTTTAGGTAGGTATTGTTTGCCGTTAATGTGGTGTTCAATCCAATTGATAAACATAAAGTCTATTTTACCGCTATCATAGCGCGCTACAAATCTATTCTCATTATCTTTACTCCATTCATCTAATACATACTGATATTCCTCATTGCTCCAATCATTATCGCGCGCTGGTGGTATTGTATTTTCTAAAGTAAAGTATTGTTGATACCTTCGGTCATAGTACGTGTTACCTGCTTGTATTGTGTGTGTCATAACCTTAATGCAGTGTGAGATGCTGCGCCCTGTGTGGGGTTAGTTAATTTTATTTATGCAATTTGGAGTGTTTGACTTAAATGATGCAACAGCCCAAAATTTCATATCAGAATCAAATAAAACCGATTCTCCAACTTTGCCAAATGTGTGGCACATTTTACCATCGTTTAAATTTTGACTATTGTAGAAAAAACGTTGTGTTCCCCACTCAGGGTGAGCAATGCTAACTATAGTTGAAACATACATTGCGTTTTCTTTTGTAAGTTTTGTTGTAGTCTGTGCCATTTCGTGTGTTTTTATCGCTGCGTTATTGCTTTGATGATGTAAAGGTAATTCAAAATGTAATACAAAGTATATTATTTTGGAATTATTTTGAGATATTTTTATTTAGTATTAGTTATCAATACTTACAGAGGCTACATTGATAGGCATTTCGGTATAAACTGTATAGCCGTACTTTTTAGCATAATTTAATGCTTTGCGCTTAGTATCAAAACCTTTGCGGCTATATACTTCTGTAGAGTTAAAAAAGTTAAGGAATGTATATCCGTTTGCAGTTTCTTTTACGTGTACTTTGTTAGTGTTTGTCATTGTTTGTGTGTTTAGATTGTAAAGGTAATCCACTATGTAATACAATGTACATTTATTTTGAGATATTTTTTATTGTAATACTGCATAGGGTGCAAAGTAGTTAGTATTTTTGCATTGATACCTGAGCGATAGAACAGATGCAATGTGAGTGTCAATACATTGCCAGTCTGACCAACTGATTACAATTTGACAAAATAAAAGTACCTGTAAGTTTAGCACCAAATGATTTAAAATCGGGGCGCAAAAATACCAGTTCGCAAAGGGGCTCTGGGGTTCGGTTGGTGCAGAATACTATTTTACATACCTTTACACAAATTATAATGTTATGGCTGCTGAAATAACAGACGAAATATTTACTTTAATATGTGACGAAACAGCAAACACATCTAAAGGAGTACAATTAATATTAAAGGACTTTGATATTTCAGTTGGTACATTTTGGAGATTTAAAGAGAGTTCGCAAGAGAGAATGGAACAATACACGCGCGCGAAACAACTACAATTAATGGTACTTGCTGGTGAGATACTTACAATATCAGACGATAAAAGCGGTGATGTATTAGACGGTGATTTGGGTAAGACTGGTAATAGTGCTGCGGTTAATCGTGCTAAGTTGCAAACTGATTCACGTAAATGGTTACTCTCTAAACTTGCACCTAAAGAGTACGGTGATAAAATACAGGTTGAAGCAGATGTGACCACCAGCGTTAAAAACGTATCATTTGAGTAATTTCACCAAACAATATAAATTCAGCCCTAAAGGTTTTAATCCTTTGTTTTGGCACTTAATGCCATTGCTAAGGGATAAGAACATAAGGTACATATTTATAGAGGGTGGTAGTAGTGCTGCTAAGACATACACTATATGCCAATCATTACTCATTGATGGCTTTGTAAATGAATATTCATCAATGGTATTCAGAAAACAGTTAGTTGATGTTAATGATAGTGTATATGCTGCATTTAAGATGGCTAGTTATGGCATGGAGTTCGATTACTACGAAATGCAACAACATCTATTTAAAGGCAAAGATGATAAAAGTAACATTCGTTTTCGTGGCTTAGATGATGAGGAAAACATCAAAGGTATTGAGCGATTTAATGTAGTGTACTTTAATGAGTTCAATCAGTTTGAGGAACATTTATTTGAGCAAGCTAAACTACGTTTAAGAGGTAGACAAAACCAAAAGTTTATATGTGATTGGAATCCGATTAGTGCAAAGCTATGGCAGTATGAAAATTTAATTGATGTACAGGAATGGCAAGATTTACCGCTACATATTGAAGGTAGGGAATATAGCCAATTAAACGAAGATTACTCATTTAAGCGTATCAATGCCAAAGGTGATAGTGTGTGGATTAAACTTACCTACAGGGACAACTATTGGGTTGTAGGTAGACCTAATGGCGGTGGTAACATAGACACACACGCACTAGAAAACTTTGAGGATTTACGGATAAAGAAACCTAACCTATATAGGATATATGCTAATGGTGAGCGTGGTATTATTCGCACTGGTGGTGAGTTTTGGAAACAGTTTAGCGAGGATAAGCACGTACACCCAATAGAGATAGACTCCGATAAAACAATACACATATCATGTGACCAAAATGTAAGCCCTTACGTTACTTTGTCTTTATGGCAAATAGACGGCAAACACATTAAACAAGTACACGAGATACCATGTAAAGAACCCGATAACAACGCACCTAAGTCTGCTATGCGATTAGCTAAGTACCTTGTATCAATCGGCTATGAAGATGTATTGTATATTTATGGTGACCCATCAGGTAACAACAGAAGTGTAGTAGATGCTAATAGTGCAAGTTATTTCGATAAGTTTATTAATGTACTTAAAGGCATGGGATTTGTCATAGTGAACAGAGTTCAAAAAGCGCACCCATCAGTAAGTATGTCGGCAGCATTTATAAATGAGATATACGAAAATGAGCATAACGGATATAGGATAAGTATATCAGATACCTGCGGTGTAAGTATTGATGACTACCTTACGACTAAAGAGGCGCAAGACGGTACAATGTTAAAGACAAAGGTAAAAGATAAGCTAACAGGGCAAAGTTATGAGCCTGTAGGTCACTTTTCAGATACAAAGCGATATTTTATCACAACAGTACTTAAAGATGAGTTTAAGAAGTTTTCAGCTAAAAAGCATAATCTTTGGATTAGTTAATAAATATTATATTTGCACTCATGAGTAGTTACGATTTAAAAGAAATAGGTAGCATTATAGTTAGACCACGTAATAAGGCTAACCTTGATTGGGCTAAAGAGGTCAACAGGCAGTTAATGATGCACGTTACTGGTGAAGGTATGGGGGCTGCATTAAAGACGCTAGAACCGTTTGAGAATGACGATATAGCAGCTACTAGACGCAGATATGCGGTATCAACTAAAGACCTATTCAAGCGACTATTAAGAGAGGAAGGTCAAGTATTTACTACTAAAGGTGGCAGTATATCATATACTAATAGTAAGCGTAAAGAGAAGGTTATAATTGATGCCATGTCTAATTATGGCGATGGTATAGGATTGAGAAAATGGGTTGAAACATATGCAAAGCCAGCATTTGATACTGACCCGATGGGATTGATATTTATGGAACACAATGACGGTGAGCCATACCCAACATACAAACGTGTTACATCTATACATGACTACATATCAGAAGGTAGGGAGTTAGAATATGTTTGTTTCTATATTCCAGCAAGCGAAATAAAGCAATATGGCATTAATAATAAAGGCAATGAAGGTTGTAAGTATTACAGGTTTGTAGATGAGGAGTATGATAGGATTGTATATGTGCAAAATGATGTAGCTATACTTGCTCCAATGAATGAGGGGTATAGTGCCGAGTTGCCTAATATGTGGGATGACGTGCCAGCTATCATAATATCTGACATGGTGCAATACTATGACACAGGTAGGTATGAAAGTAGAATACAGGTGTTATCGGAATTGGGCGATTGTTTCCTACGTGATAGGTCAATACGTGATTTACAAAAGTTATATCATGGATTTGCTAAAGCAGTTGAGCCACTATTAAGATGTTCAACGTGTGAAGGTGAGGGGTTGTTACAAGGTATGCCATGTCCCGATTGTTCACAGGCAGGTCATGATAAAGGTAGCGGATATAAAACACGTACAAGAATATCCGATGTATCTCGTTTCCCGATTGAGATACTTAATGAGGCTGGTGGGTTTGACTTTAGAAAGTTGTTTGGATATGTTACCCCTGATATAGCATCATGGCAGCAACAGAATAGCGACCTATCAGCATTGGAACAACTGATGTATATTACCCATTACGGCACAATGAGTAATGCAACGGTGCAAGGATACAACGGCACACAAAGTACCACAGAAACAGCTACTAAGACGCTTATGGATACATTGCCTAAGCAGATGGTGTTAAATAATCTTGCAGATTGGGCGGAAGGTATTGAAACGTGGATAGCTAATAAAGATGCCGAGTATAGATTTGATGAAAGCGAACCAAGTGTATATATTACGTATGGTAGGGATTATATATTAAATACACCTGAGCAGATACTTGAAGTGTACCACGCTATGAAAAAGAACGGTGACCCAGTATCTACACTTAATGAAATGATGGTAAAATACATTAAGTCACTATACAAAGGTAGCCCACAAAAACAGGCAGTTGAGTTAAAGAAATACAATGTTGAGCCGTTCCCACACATGGGAATTAAAGAGGTTGAAGCAAGTATTTATGTTAGTGACTTAGACAAAAAACGTGCAAGATACTATGTTGAATGGGCTAAGACTATAAGCTATGAGCAATGGTATTCATCAAGTGAGGCAGAACTCGGAAACCTATTAACGGAATATGTAAATAATATCGTACTTTTACAAACACAAAATACATAAACAATATGAGCAGAAAATCTAAAACGTTCACAGACGAACAACCAAAGCTAACAAAAATTAATCTATCGGCTATGTACACTAAGCCCGATGAGATAGAAGGACAACCACACACTAAGTTTGATTATTCAAATCTTACAGGTGATCT